GCATGCAAATGGAGCTACAGAACAAGTCACAATTTCTGTTTTTGCTTGGGCATCTAATGTCAATTTGAGTGTCCCGACGTCTACTGACCCGGGCTCTCTTGTACCACAAGCTGGTGATGAATATGGTGATGGACCTGTTAGCAAGCCTGCTTCCGTTTTGGCTCGGATGGCAGGTGCTCTAGTCAAAGCTCCAATCATAGGAACTTATGCTCGTGCGACTGAATTAGCTGCTTCTACAGTAGCAGATGTTGCGCGTTTGTTTGGCTATTCACGGCCAAATGTTATCGATCCGAGTATGCCCACGGTGATTCGTCCTGTTGGGAATCTTGCTAATGTTAATGTCGATGATACAGCCCTTAAGCTGGCTTATGACGTTAAGCAGGAGCTTTCGATCGACCCTCGGATTACAGGTGTTGGGTCCGAGGATGAGATGGAGATTCGCAGTATTGCGATGCGCGAGTCTTATCTCTGTCAGTTCCCTTGGTCCACTTCGACTGGGCCAGAAGCTTTATTGTGGAATTCAGTCGTTTCGCCAAATTTATATGACACAACTTCAGCTGGTGGTGAGTTTCATCTCACACCAGCTGCACACGTGGCATTGCCTTTTAGGTTTTGGCGCGGTTCTATGGAATTTCGTTTCCAAGTTGTCGCGTCTAACTTTCATAAGGGCCGTTTGGCTGTTTCTTATGATCCTTACTTTCACGAGACTTATGAGTATAATACTCAATACACTCATATCGTGGACATTGCATCTGATAAGGACTTTACTGTTAAGATTGGTTGGGGTTCCCCATTAGCCTATCTGCAGTGTCGTGACCCGGCAACGAATTCGTTTCCATGGTCCACGACCCAGCTCACTGCACCTAATTATTTGTTTAATAACGGTTTTATTGCGGTGCGTGTTCTTAATGAACTTACGTCCCCAAATTCTACCATTAACAATGATGTAGCAGTGAATGTTTTCGTAAAGATGTGTGATGATTTCGAAGTTGCAGTTCCAAATGACAACTTTCGATTTTACAGTTATTTTCCACCACCAGTAGGCGGTCTGTTGGAAGAACCTCCGTTGGAAGAGCCTCAGTTGGAAGCGCAAGCTGGAGAAGACGAGGCAAATGCTGAAGATACACCAGAACCATCGGTCCCTGTCTCATCACTAGTTGCTGCCGATATGGCAGCTTGTTTGGATCCCTCTGATATGATGACAAGAGTGCACTTTGGCGAAGAAGTCACATCTATAAGATCACTCATGAAGAGATATAATTTTTACGGTATTCATGGTCCTCCTTTGAACAATGCTTCCTATGTGGAGAGGAGGCATAAGGACTTTCCGTTATATAGGGGGTTCGCCCCTAATGGAGTACATTCGAACCAAACTCCAAGTTTAGTTAACTATTATAAGATGACTATGATTAATTGGTTCACTCCGTGCTTTACGACTGTACGAGGTGGTTTGAGATGGAAATATCACTACCTTAATGCACGTAATACTATGGCACTTTTGGGTGTTCGTCGAGAGGATGTACCAGGAGGCCCGGCGGAGGTACTCACTTCTATCATTGGCCCAGCCTTTGATTCTATGAGTGGCCTCAATAGTTATGCACAAGCGCAGTTACCTGGGTTAAACCCAGGAGCTGCTGAAACGAATACGATTGTTGATCCCTGTGTTGAAGTGGAGCTTCCATTTTATTCACAGCGTCGTTTCGTTGCTGCACGTAATTTACAACCCAACAATAACGCCAGTTGGGCATCACACACCGTTTATTCCACGTGGAATCAGCCAGTACCTCAGGGTGTTGATCCTGTTCCCATGTTGACGGCAAGTTATATCAGAGAGTTGGTTGCTGTGGGAGAAGATTTTTCATTAAACTTCTACCTATCAGTACCTCCTATTTGGTTTGTGGTAAACTTAGGACCCCCGCAGTAATGCGGTTCCTATTATAAGGCATTTACTCAGTTTAGCCTATATTTAAAACTGAGAAATCTACTGAGGAGACCCAGTAGTGGTACGATTTTAGCCGTTTGAGGCGTTTGAATCGTGGCCGTAGCTATGCTACAGCACTGTTGCTTATTAAAGCTTAAGACATTTTTATATTGTTCGGTGCCGTAGCA